GTTACAGCAGCGTGAATTTGACATTTTGACCTGGTTTAAGACACCATTGAAGCGTTTACATGATATTGAACATACTGAGGCGTTTGCTCATTATGCACGCCAACCCTGGAAGGAGACTCTTCTGTCATGGTTTATTATCGCGCTCTGGCATTTCATCTGTGTTCCATTGATGGAAGAGTCATTGAAGCGTGGTTTTGTGTGGTTCACTAAAGAGCATGGCGTACGCCTCGCTGTCTCTTCGGTTAGCCATTTCAGTGTGTTTGGAGTCCATATCCCTCGAATTTTTGAAGCTGGTCTTATCTTCTGCGGGCGCGTCTTATCCCCCGCTGCACCAGCCCTTTTTTATGCCCTTGTGGAAGCGAGACGTTGTAGCTCATGGTGGAAATCACAGGTTTTCTTTCGTTTCTGTGCTCATTTCTTCCTAACCACCATGCCCATGCTTGATGCTCTCGTGCTTCATATCCTATTTAACATCGTTGCGTTCTTCTTAGCCGATGATATGCGGCTTAAGGCGAGCATTGATCTCCCCGTTTCTTCAAATTATGGGGTTGCTGTCATACCTGATCTATGCTGTGGGGAGAAACGCATTCGCGCCAAACCCGTGCATCCTGGCTTCGTCGTTTCGTGGGCACCACCTTCTTGTCGTGTCGGTTTTGGTGTCCGCCATCATTGGTTTGTCCGGGCTTTGGACTTACCAATCACAACATTCGGCTCTGTCTTCCGGAGCTGCACTTGCAACGAAGTCGTCAGTTTGTGTGGTCGTGTTGGTCAGGCCATTCCGGTTTACGAGCCTGCTGCCATGGCTCGTGCACAGCTCGAGTGGACTAACCTTTTCCAAACCGTTGCTGCTCATTTTGAGCGGCTCATCCCTATTGTGCGCTCCGTTGCACCGTGGATTTTTTGGGCAAAAAGATTTCCACCTAAACGGCGCGAGGAGCTCACACTCATCCGTGATGAAGGTCAGAATGTTACTTCACGGACTGCAAGCTGCTTCATTAAGCGTGAGGTGGCATTGAAAATTGAACCGTATGAATGCATTGAGGAAGACAAAGATCCACGTTGGATTGCCGGTTGTAAGCCAACTATCACAGTTGCAGCTGGCAGACATTGTCAAAGATTGGCAAAGAACTTCCGTGAGGGTATGCGACCAGGCAAACTCGCACGTGATGGTTCTTTTGCTGCATCCGAGATAAGGGCTGGTAGACAAATTGTCTACACAAGTGGACTGAGCGCCGAGCAAGTCGGCATGGCATTCAAGAGGTCGATCGAGGTTATCGACTCTATGTGTGATGTTGGAGAGAGAACCACCGTGTTAGAAAGTGATCAGAGTCGCTTTGATTTGCACATGTTGAAGGGTGCATTTGATTTTCTGGACTGGCTGTACAGGCTGAAGTTGCCGAAGTATGTCGCAGATGCTCTGCGACGTGGGAAGAGCAAGGGTCGCTCTATGTTCGGCACTATGTTCTCCATTTGGTGGACAATGCAGTCGGGTATGCCTGATACAGCTGTCGGCGACTCAATTATCAATGCTGCTATGTATTTTTACATTCATGGCATTGGGCGCAAGTGGATCATCATTGTTTGTGGTGATGATACCGTTTGCATCACTACTGACCGCGAAATCGAGAGGCTGGGAGGTAAACGTGGTATTGAGCAAGTCTATACTGATTTGGGTATGCAAGTTGAGTGCATCATAAGGCATGATGCATTACTTGCTGAATTTTGCTCTGCTAGGTTTTATCCCGTCGCTGACTCATTTGTTCTCTTTCCAAAACCTGGCAAGCTTATTGCTAAGCTTGCATGTGATACTGTTGATCGTTCGCCTA